GGCCAACTGTGAAGCAATATCACGAGGTTGAGAACGGTGCGGCTGGGAAAGAGGCTGCCAGGAACACGGTTAAGGAGCTGGAAGGGCGTGCGATCATTGCGGACCCGGTTGGAAATAAAAGTAAAGAGGTGAGAGCGAGTGCTCTTGCCACAGCGTGTGAGGCGAAATTGGTGCATTTGGTGAAAGGTGTGTGGACTAAGGCATTTATTGAGGAATTGATGATGTTCCAAAGGGAATCATGATGATCAGGTGGATGCGGCTGCAGGCGCTTATAACAAAATCGCCCGATCCGGACGGAGCGGGGTGCACTAATGGCGAAAAGAAACAAGCTGGCCAAGACCGGAATTAATTTTTTCTCGATGCTGCGGATGTGGAGGAAGGCACTGCGCGGGCAGCGCTATTCGCTGACTTCGATCACCAGCAACGGGTCGGAAGTGACGCGGCTGGTGGATTATGAGACGTACTGCGAGGAAGGGTACAAGCGGAATGCGGTGGTATTCTCGGCTGTGCGTGAGATCGCCCGAACAGCCCCAAGTGCACGGATCCAGGTGCGTCGGCGGTTGAAACGGGGGCAGACGGAGATCTATGAGGAACATCCGCTGCAGGCTGTGCTGGATATGCCGAACCCGAAGCAATCGCACTACGATTTTGTGGAATTGTTATTGACTTATTTGAACCTGGATGGGAATGTGTTCATCCTGCGAGACCGAGAGGGAAAGCACACCAAGGCGTTGTGGCTGCCACGCCCGGACAAGTTCACGCCGGTGATCGATAAGAAGGGGATCCTGTATGAACCGGACACGCTGGTGGGCTACACCTACAGCACTCCGTCTGATAAGTTGTATTTTATGCCGGAGGATGTGATCCATATCAAGTATCCGAACCCTGGCGATCCGTATCACGGTGCTGGGCGGGGAATCCCACCGCTTTCAGCAGCGGCTTACGATGCGGATAACGATAATTCGCAGACGAGTTTCATCAAGCAATTTTTTAAGAACGGCGCTGTGCCATCGGGGATCATCAAGAGCAAGAATATTTTGGATGATACCGAGGTGAAGCGGATTCAACAACGGCTGTCGGAGCAGTATTCCGGCGAGCAAAACTGGCACAAGATCATGGTGCTGGATGCGGATGCGGAGTATCAGCAAACCGGGCTGCGGATGGACCAGATGGTCTTTCCAGAGCTGCGGGCGATCAGCGAGACACGGATCTGTGCGGCTTTTAAAGTGCCACCGGTCCTGATCGGTGTGAAATCAGGATTGGATGCGGCAACGTATTCGAACTATAAGCTGGCCAGACAGGCGCTGTGGGAAGATAACATCATCCCGACCAACATGAAGCTGGCGGAGGCGTTCACAAGGGCATTCAGTGATGAGCTGGGTAAGAGCATGATCATCAAACACGATTATGCGGATGTGGTTGCGCTGCAGCAGGACCGGACGGACCGGTTTGCGAGGGCAAGCCAGGCAGTGATGGGCGGCTGGATCACGGTGAATGAGGCCCGGCGTGAGGTGACCTTGGGGCCATTACCCCAGGGTGTTGGCGATGTGCTGTACCGTCCTTTGATGGCGGAGCCGGTGGATGATGGTGCGGGGGATGCGGCGGATAAGGGGAAGGTTTTTGGGATCGGGGAGAAGGTTACACCAACGTCTCATGAAAATGCTCAGCTTGAGATTGCTTCCTTACAGGACGCTTCGCAGTCGTTCCTCGCAATGACAGAAATTAAAGGATTTGAGGGCGTGATGATTGGGTTTGGCATACCGTCTGAATATGGCAAGGTTTTGGCAGATGCTGTTGGGGAGCTGCCGGAGGGGAGCGTGCGGACCCCGGTTGAGGAGATGCACATCACCCTGGCGCTAACCACGGACCCGTCCAATGATGTGATTTTGAAAGCGGTCAACAGCGTGGCTGAGAAGTGGACCGGGATTGAAGGGAAATTGGGCGGGTTGATCAAGTTTCCAGTCAGCCCTGATGGTCTTGTGCCGATTTGTGCCCATTTTGACAGCCCAAAGATCAGCGAATTTCGAGAAGAGATCATGACCGTTCTGCGAGAAAATGGCGTGAATCCATTGGAGACACATGGGTTTACCCCACACATCACGCTGGCGTACCTGCCTGAGGGGAGCCAGATGCCAGAGATCGATGTGCCTGGGCTGACGCTTCAGTTTGACCGGGTGAGTGTGAGTGATCAGGAAGGAGAGATCGTTGAAGTGAGATTAGGGGAGATTGCTTCCTTACAGGACGCTACGCAGTCGCAAGCTCGCAATGACAAAGAGGTTTGGGCAGGAATTATTTATAAGCGGTTTGACCGGGTTTCGAGAGCATGGGAAAAGAAATTCAAGGAAACTGCAGCGAAAGTCTTTGAGGGAGAAGGGCAAAGCATTGAGGCTGCGATCCGGAGCAAGAAATCATCGATCAAAACGATTGATTATAACGAGATCTGGAAGGAAATTGAAACCTGGCTTTCAGCTCAAGGTATGCAGGAATGGGCTGCAAGCTTCGAGCCATTGATGCTGGGGTTGACGGAAGATCAAATGGCAGAATGGGCGGCTGCGCTGGGGATCGACTGGTCGATTGAGAACCCCGCGGTGGCGTCTTTTATTCATGAGCACAGCTACCGGTTTGCTGAGAAGATCGGTACGACCACGAGAAATAATATCCGGCGGATCATGGACAGCGCCCAGAGCGAGGGGTGGTCGGTGGTGCGGATGATCGATGAGGTACGGTCGGTTTATGGCGGGTGGAGTGAGACACGGGCGGAGATGATCGCCCGAAGCGAGACGATCCGCAGTTCTAATGCTGGGGCGGTTGAAGCTTACCGTCAAGGCGGAATCACAACCGAGGAATGGTATGCCAGCCTGGATGAGCGCACGTGCTCGTTTTGCGGCGAGATGCATGGGACGCAGATAGCTGTAGGCGGGGTGTTTGCTTACGGCGATACGGAGATGGTGGTGAGCGGGCAACGGCTGCGGATGGATTACGGCGATGTGCAGTATCCACCGCTGCACCCAGAATGCCGATGTACGGTGCTGCCGGTTGTGTTGGAGAAGATGAGACTGATGGCAAATGTTATTAAAGCGAAGAGTGCACCTCAATCCCCTGATTGAGGCGCTGCGTCGGGAGCCTTGATGGCTCACGACTTGAGGCTAATAAAAATGGAAAATAAAATGCAGACGAAGGTTTTTCCGAGTTTTACGAAAACAATGGATGCTGAGACGGGGATCGTTGAGGCCTATGTGAGCGTGTTTGGGATCATGGATCTAGATGACCCACCTGACATCATCCAGCTGGGGGCGTTTGCGAAGACGATCCAGGAACGGGGGCCAGCCGGGGCACGGAAGATCCGTGTGCTTTATCAGCATTATTGGACTGCTGTGATTGGGATGCCGCTGATGATCGTGGAACACACACGGGACATGCTTCCACCTGAGCTTTTGGAGCGTTTTCCCGAGGCGACCGGCGGGTTGTTTACCAGAACACAATTCATCATGGACGTGCAGCAGGGGAGGGAAACCTATGCGCTGTATAAAGCGGGCGCCATGGATGAATGGTCGATTGGATTTGACCCGATGCAATTTGAATTTATCAAGCGAGATGAGCAGAATATCCGCTTGCTGAAGGAAATCAAGCTATGGGAGTATTCGCCGGTGACCTGGGGTATGAACCAGGCGACGATCACCACGGCTGTGAAACAAGAAGCTGGACCAGGTTCTCCTGAACCTGGCACTGCACTGGGGCGGGTTGAGCCCGTACCAGTTGGGGCCGAGCCGCACAAAAATGCACTCACCCGGGCAAGGATGCGAGCAAGGATTTTAGAAATTGGACTGTCGTTGGGGTCAACATCTCCTGATGTTGACACTCCTCGAAAAGAGGACTTAGTTCGCTGAGGGGCTCTGACAGCTCTTTAGCTCGAGGCAATGACAACGACAACAACTAGATAGGCCAGGTTCTCCTGAACCTGGCACTGCGCCGATGAACCTTGATGGTTCTCGGCTTGGAGGTAAACGAAAGATGAAAACTATTGACATTAAAGTGGTCGAAGACCAACGGCGAGAAGCTGTGCAGTTGGTCCAGCGCTCGAAGGAGCTGTTGGAAGGAGCGGGTGAGCTGAACGATGAGCAAAAAGAGCAGATCGACAGCTATCTGCAACAGGCTGAGGAAATCGAAAAGACCGTGAAGCGCATGGAGCGCTTGCGTGAAATTGAGATCAGCCAAAATGAGCAGGCTGTGGCGGAAGAGAAAGCCAAAGCGGCAGCTCAGGTGGACGAGTTGAAAAGGAAGGAAGATCAAGCCGGTTTTCCGAACGTCGGCGTGATGATGCAGGCGGTCTATAACGCCCGGAAAAAGGGACGCTACGATCCACGCCTGGCGGCAATGGAGGCGCCCAAAGATAAAAAGGATATGAGCTCGACGACCGGCTCTTCCGGCGGCTTTTTGCTGCCAACGCAGCAGCGCACGGATATCCTGACGGCACGGGCAGAAGCCAGCTTCCTGCGTAAGTATGCGAATGTGATCCCGATGTCTGGCCGTTACCTGGAGTGGACGAAGCTGGACCTGGGAGACGGCGCCGCTGGCGTGAGCGCGTTCTTTGGCGGGATTTTGGTGTACCGCACGGCAGAGGCCGATAGCATCACCGAGACCAACGCAAAATTCAAGCTGTTCAGCATGGAGGCGAATGCCCTGCACGGCTATGTGGAGATCCCCAAGGAAACTATCCAGGATTCGCCTACCTCACTTGAGGCGTTCTACCGAGGCCAAAATGGCTTTGGCGGTGCCTTCGCATGGCGTGAGGATTATGAAGCGCTGCAGGGAAACGGCGTGGACCAGATGCTGGGTGTGATTAATGCTGACTGTAAGGTCTCTGTGAGCCGCAACACTGCCACCACATTCAAGTTCGTGGATGCGGTGACAATGCTTTCCAGGGCGATACTGTCTGGCAATGAAAAGTTGATATGGATCATAAACCAGAGCGTGATGCCTCAGTTGATGCAGATGGTGGACGGTGCGAGCAACAACATCTGGCTGCCGAATGCACAGGCAGGGATGCCCGATCGACTTTTGGGCCGCCCGATCCACTGGACTGAGAAGACACCTGTTTTGGGAACCGCAGGCGATGTCGTGCTGGGAGATTTCTCCTGGTTCGTATTGGGTGACCGGGAAGGGTTTGAGCTGGATGTGTCGGATGACTTCAAATTCCAGAGCCACATGGTTGCTTTCAAGGCAACCGAGCGGAACTACGGCGCCCCCTGGTTGGACGCTGCGATCACATTAGCTGACGGATCGACCACTGTGTCTCCGTTTGTGATTTTGAGCTAAGAGTAAGACTATTGGCCGGGATCTTCTGGTCCCGGCATATTGCTTAGGCCAACGTCTCTTGATGTTGGCACGGCGAATTGGCCAGGTTCTCCTGAACCTGGCACTGCGGTGAGGTGATTTGAGATCACTTCACCTTGGAGGTGAGACGATGAAAGGTTTATTGACTGAACGATTGGCACTGGTCGGTTCGATTGATCCGGATGCCTGTGCAACCGGCGCTCAAACGAGCGACTGGATAGATATGAGCAAGTTCCGCCAGGTGATGTTTGCTGTGGCGGTTGGAACGTTGGGTTCCAGCGCTACCGTTGATTTCAAGGTACAGGAAGCCACGAGTAGTGGGGGAGCAGGTGCGGCAGATATCAGCGGAAAGAGCATCACACAGCTGACTGAGGCGGGAACGGATTCCGACAAACAGGTGCTTGTGAACGTGCGCTTTGATGAACTCAGCGATGGCTTCACACATATTGCAGGTGTGATGACAGTTGGCGTCGCCACATCGGATGCTGTTGTGTTGGTATTTGCTGGTGATCCAACGTATGCCCCAGCGAGTGATTTTGACCTGGCGTCCGTGGACGAGATTGTTTAGCCGTCCTCTCCTGAGGACGGTACCCCTCGAAAAGAGGGCTTTGTTCGCTGATGCGGCCTGACGCCGCTCAGCTCGATGACGAAAGCCTGGGTGGAAGACCTCTTTGCCACCCAGGCAGAATCGAGATGATATGAAAAATATTTTCAAGCTGGAAAATTTTCATCTGGGCGATGATATCTGGATTGTGGCGGCTGGCCCCACGATGGATCATGTGAGCCCGGGGTTCTTTGATCACAAGATCTCGATCGGCGTGAACCAGGTGTTTCGTAAATTTCATACGGATTACCTGGTGCGAAAAGAGGCAAGTGGGATCCAGGAGGCGAAAGCCACAGGCATCCCATTGATCGTGAGCCGGTATGACAACGGAACTTACCACTGCGGCCTGAACCCCCCAGCTGATTATGTATTTGATCATCTGGATAATGGCCATAAAAAGGTTGATTTGAGTGTGATCAGCGAGCCAACCGGGAAGATCGTGGTGAGTTACAGCACGATCACCAGCGCCATTCATATCGCTGCGGTGATGGGAGCTGCGAATATCATTCTGTGCGGCCATGACTGCGGGATGCTGGACGGCAAGAGCCGGTTTGAAGGCTATAACGAGGCGATCATGGGAGACCAGATGTATCGCTCCTGGCTGAAGGAGATTTTACCGCAGACGCAGGCAGTGAGGGACCGGATCAGGCTGGTGTACAGTTGTAAAGTTTACAGTTTGAACCCGTTTTTGGGATTGAATTATGAAGATCATATAGTTGGATAATGATTCACTGCGAGATTACCACGCTTCGCTCGCAATACTCTTACGAGCATAGGTGGCGGAATTGAGGATGAATGGCTGACGAAATAAAAAATGTACTGGTGTTTTGCCCGATGAGCCCCAACCATCCCCGGTTGTGGGGGCGGACGATGCAATCGATCATGCGGATGAAATCAGAAACGATCGGATTGGAATTCTGGTTCCGTGGGCATGACAACCCATTCGAGTACCCGTATGAGAACGTGGCACATAACTACAATATGGCCAGGGAGGTTGTTCTGAAACTGGGGTTGGATGCGCTGCTGACGATTGAAAGTGATATGATCGTCCCGGCAGACACGATCGAGCGGTTGGCGGCGACGGAAGTGGATATCGCTTATGGGCTGTATGTCTGGCGGCATGGCAGGAAGGAATGGTCCGCCTACACGCAGCTGAGCGCCCTTCATGGAACCAGCATCAGCCGAGATCCGGAAGCTGCTCGAGCAGCATGGGGCAAGGTGATCGATGTAAAAGGCGTGGGTCAGGGATGCACTCTGATCCGAAGGAATGTTCTGGAAAAAATACATTTTACGCTGTGGCCAGGAACCCCACAGGTCGTGTGCAGCGATTGGATGCTGGCGATTGATGCCCAGGCACATGGATTTACCCAACGCTGTGACCTTGGGGTGGTGTGCGGTCACCAGGCGTACGAGCCGTGGCCCCAGATCATCTGGCCTGATATTAATGAGCCAGACCTTTACCGGATCGAAGCCCTGCCGGACCCCAAGACGGGTAAGCTGCCGATCAAGATCATCCGCGCTGGTGAGAGTATGAAGATCCCGTTTTCGGAGCGGGGCGGGAAAATGGAAATCCTTCAGGTCAGTGCGAAAGAGGCTGATCGCCTTGAGAAGATGATGACGGATCAGGAAGATGAAGATAAACCAACCTCTCATGAGGTTGGCACAGCACCGACGGGGCTTGATGCCCCTCGGCTTGAAAAGGAGTTAATGAAAAATGACACGCAAAAAAGTTAAAGAAAGTATTGTCAAAGCGGTCAAGCTGTTTGTGGATGCCCGAACCGGCAAGGGTTATCAAAAGGGCGATGTGGTAGTTGGCTGGGAGAAGGAACGAGCAGAGCATTATGCTCAGGTCGGTTTGGTGGAGATTGTCTCCCCGAAGCCGCCTGCCCCCGTGAAGAAAGACCCTGAGCTGTTCCCTCCGGAAACTGACAGCAAACCAGCCCCGAAGGTAACCAAACCCAAGCGAGGACCAACTAAAACGAAATGAACATCTATGTGACGCCAGATGAAATCAAAGCGGTCGCACCGGACCTGATCCGGAGCTCGACCACGAAATACGATGATCCGCTGTACGGGCGGTGTGTGGATGTCAGCCGGGCGATCGATCGCCGATGCAAACGGTTCTTCTATCCGCTGTTGGCCACCCGATATTATTCCGGATCCGGAAAAGGTTTGATGTGGGTGCCGGACCTGATCTCTGTGACCACGCTGTCGGTGAGTTATGACAATGGCGATACCTACACGGACCTGGCAGCCACGGATTATTATCTGGCCGTCGGTGAGGATTTTGATAAGCTGTGCAGTTACAACACGATCCTCCTCAACCTGAACGGTGATTATTCCGCTTTCCCAGGCGGCCAGCGATCGGTGAAGATCGTGGGTGTGTGGGGTTACTCGGATGACCGGGATAGCTGTTGGGAGACCGGCGGGTTGACGCTGGCTGAGGATATGCTTGTTGGTGCGACGAGTTTTAGTGTGGCGGATGGTACGGTGGATGACCAGTTCGGATTAGGTGTCGCCCTTCAGCTTGGCCGGTTGATCAAGATCGGCAGCGAGTACCTGTTCGTCAAGCTGGTGAATGTCAACACGATCAACGTGGTGCGTGCCAGGAACGGCTCCACCGCGGCAGCCCACAGCTCAGCTGATGCGATCTTGCTCTGGCGGCCGCCTTACAACGTGGTGGCTGCAGCCCGGATCACGGTGATGCGGGATTTGATGCGTGCCCAGCAGGGCTATGTGGATGCCCGCGGTGCGGCTGACCTGGGCGGTGAGATGCGCTGGACCGGCAGGTGGGATCCGGAGGCCTTGGAGAAATTGCGTCCGGTGATCAAAACGGCGGTGGGATGATGGTGGCCTCGTGTTGAAATTTGAAGTGAAGGCTGAAGGGTTCGATCGGGCGCTGCAGAAATTGGCAGGTTATGACCAGATCGCAGCGCAGGAGAACCGCAGCGCCATGCAGAAAAGCGTGAGCCTGGTCGAGCGGTATGCTAAACAGGTTGCCCCTGTTGGTGCGGTGGGTGAACTGCGGGCGAAGATCACTGGCGAGGTGCGAGCCGCCGGGCCCGGGCAGGTGGTGGGCGTGGTGGGCAGCTACGCCAGGCATGGCAGAGTCGTTGAGGAAGGCGCTGATCCCCACTGGCCCAATATCACAAGTTTGTCCCTGTGGGTGCGGCGGAAGCTGCAGGTCAGCCAAAAAGAACTGAAAAGCGTCACGTTTTTGATCGCCCGTGCGATCTCGAGGGCAGGATTGACAGCACGACCGTACCTGAGCCCCTCTTTTAAGAAGGCACAGAGCAAGATCAAAGGATTTTTTAGAACTGCGTTGAAGAATATTGTTCGGAGGTTGGCGAGATGACATTTGGCCAGCGCCTCATGGCGCTTGGCACAGCGCTGATGGGGCTTGAGGCCCCTCAGCTTGGAGATTGGCAAGATGATAGGTGATTGGGCGGCAGAACTGACCACTGTTTTGGAGGATGTTGCTGGTGTTGAGCAGGTGCATCAGTATGACGACCTGCCATCGCAGATCGTCGCCAGCCCGACGTTGATCTGGATGCCGATCGGTGGGAGGCAATCCTACGGCTTGAGCGCCCCAGCGGTGGCGATCCACCGGGTGCAGATCACTTTGTACATCAAAGCGGCATTGCTGCCGGAGGGCGTGGGCCTGGCTGTCCCATTTATCGCAAAAGTGCGGGATGCGCTGGCCGCAAACATCCAGCTGAGCGGCACCGTGAGCTACATCCTGCCGTCGCCAGAGGATGATTTTTATCAGGGACCGGCTTATCTGGCGTATGGTGAGAAGGTGCACACCGGGATTAATTTTTTTGTGAATGTAAAGGAAGTTGAGAATTTGACTGTGAGTGCTTAGATTGCTTCGCAAGCTCGCAATGACAAGATGTTGCTGAGGTGATTTGAGACCCGCCTCAGCTCGGAGGATTGAACTATGGCAGAAAAAGTGTTTATCAAAAATCAGTATGGGCTTGAAGCCACTAACGGCACGGCGGTTGCCGCAACCGGCAGGCTGCTCGGGCAGGTGAAAATGGGCAAGGACCGTGAGATCCGCTTCCCGGATGATGCCCTGGGGATCCGTGCACGGGCGTACCGGTCTGTCACGGAGCAGATTCACGCTGGCAATATCCAGCTGAGCTTTCCCGAAGGTGCGTATTTTGAGGCGCTGCCGATCATCATGTCGATCGGGGTCAAAGGAAATATAACCGCTGTGGAACAAACTGGCAGCCAGGGCGATTACAAGTGGGATCACACCCCATTGCTGACCGCCTCCAACGACCCGGACTCCATCACGCTGGAATCTGGCGATGAAATCCAGGCGTATGAGATCGAGTACGTGATGGCACGCCGGATCGTGATCGAGGGAAGTGTGGGCGAGGACGCCCCGGTGAGTGTGGAAGTGGAGTGCTTTGGCAAGCAGATCACCGCCACAACTTTCACAGCCAGCCTGACACCCCCAACGGTGGACGCAATGATCGCCAATATGGCGAAATTCTATGTCGATACCACCTGGGCGACCCTGGGCGAAACCCAAAAGACCGGGCTGCTCAAGAAATACCGGATCGAGATCCTGACCGGACTGCACCCGAAGTTTTTGGCCGCAGGTTCGAAGATGATGACCACCCACGGCGAGAGTGTGATCGACGTGATGTGGGCGCTGACCTTTGAGGGAAACTCCGATGCGGATGTGATCTTTGACGCTTACCAGGCAGAGACTGCCAAGGCGCTGCGCTTGCTAATCGAAGGCACCCAGATCGGAACCGGAGAGAAGCATTCGCTGCAGATCGATACCTATGGGAAGTTCGAGGAAGTGATCCCGCTGGGCGAAGAGAAGGATGGGAACAACCTGCACACGGCGATCTTCCACGGAATCAGCGACAACGAGAGCACCCCGCGCATGCTGGGTGTGGTGGTTGTGACGGATATTGGGAGCTTTTAGCCGGGCCTCTTGACCCCCGGCACGGTGCTGACGCGGCTTGAGGCCGCTTTGGCTTGAAAGAAGGAAAAAATGAGTATCAAAGATATTAAAGTTAAACGCGTGATCCGAACACTTGACCTGGGAGATTTCCAGGAGGAGTATGCAGGCACGATCATCAAGGTGTGGGTCAACCCGCCGATGAAAATCACCCAACAGGTGGGTGAACTGATCGAAAACTTCCAAAATGCTTCGATGAAACGCGCTCTGCTGGAGATACCTGTGGAGGTGGACGAAAAATCCGGGGAAAAACAACCAGAGTGCGCGTCAGAAGAGGAAATTGAGCGTGCTGTTGGCGTCGAATCAGAAGTAAAGAACGCCTACTATTCCTGGTTTGCCCAGGTGTGGGAGGACAGCACGGAAGCGGAAATCCTGGCGCTGGTGGATAAGCTCGAAGCCGAGGAACCGGCACTGCTAGTGTTCCTCAGGAACCGCACGCTGAAGATGATCGTGAATTATGCTGCAGCCAGAAAAAAAGCCTGACGCCAGCGTTGATGGCGCTGGCCGAAGGAAAACGGACCCGGGATCCCGTGCTGAGCCGAATCCTGGTTGCCCGAAGGATCAACCATTATTTGGGTGTGCAGATCTGGCCGGGCGAGGTGGATGACCTGCCGGAGGATTTTTTGGAAGCAGTGAACGGACTGATCGACGGTGTGCCGAAGATGAAAAAACATTATGACAAGGTTGAAGGGTATTTGGCAAAGTGGCGAAGTGGACATCCGACGTACAGCAAACAGGTATAAATGGGCGCTAGAGAAGTTTTAGAATTTCTAATTAAACAAACCACGTCCGGCGATGGGGTCACGAAATTCACCGGGCAGATCAAAACGGCCAAGGGCGGGTTGACCGATTTTGAAAAGGCGGTTGCCGGGACACGCTCGACGATCGGCGGCATGGACCGCGATATTATGCTGTTGGGCACGAACCTGGGGTCGGCAGCCGATGCCCTGAGCGGCTTCGGGATCAGCATCCCCACCAGCCCGATGCAGCTGTTTGGGAAGCTCACGAGAGAAGCAGCCGAATTTTTATGGGAAGCCACTGAAATTGCTGGGAATGCAGCAGAACAGCAGAGCCTGTTCCAGCAAACTTTCCGGAATGAAAGCGAAGAAACCCGGGCAGAGCTGGAGGAATTTGGGGATGAGGTGGGCCGTTCGTCCGTTGATCTGATGGACATGGCCAGCGGTATCCAGACCATTTTGGCGCCGATGGGCATGGCGCGGGATGAGGCGGCGAACTGGTCCGTAGCCATGGCAAGATTGGCCACGGATCTGGGATCAGCTTTTAATGCGATGGATACGGATGTGCTGCGGGATATCCGCTCCGGGCTGATGGGCAGCACCGAGGTGATGGAGAAGTACGGCGTCAATCTGAAGATGATCGCCATCAACCAGGAGCTGGTCAATATGGGCATCGAAGGGGGTGTGCAGGCGGCCACAGAGCAGGAGAAGGTGCAGGCGCGGTTGAACCTGATCATGCAGCAAACGGCCGATTACCAGGGCCAGGCAGCCCGGGAGTCGGAGGGCTTCAACGGATCGATGAAAGCCCTGGAGGCGTCGGTCAAAGATTTGAATGTGGCCATTGGGGATGAATTACTGCCAACGATGACGGAGGCGGTCAGCACAATCAATGAGCTTGTGCAGGGCATGCTGAAACAAAAGGATGTCAATGAGACCACCCAGGCGTCCTGGGAATTACTTCAGAGTGCCCTTGAAAGCGGGAAAATCACCCAGGGAGAATACAACAACGAGCTGGACCGAATGTATGACCTGATCGCTGAGGGATCGCTGAAGGGGTTGGAAAAACAACACGAGGATCTGTACGGTCAGCTCGTTTTAACTGAAGAAGAAATCGAATTTATCAATCTTGACCTGGGTTTTTATGCTGACCAGGCTGCCAGGGCCGGAACCAACACCGCTTACCTGGGGGACGAAACCGCTGAGACAGATATGGTTCTCCGAGATCTGGATGAAACCCTCAAGCTGGCCTACAGCGCCATCAGGGATCAGAACCTGGGACTGGAAGAGCAGATCGCCCTGACCAATGAGTTGAAGCTCGTCACCGGCGAGTTGACGGTGAACGACCTGGCCCTTCAGGGGGCAGTGGGAACGCTGACGGCTGCCTGGGCGAGTGGGGCAGTGAAAGTTGATGCGTATCATCTGGCTCTGCAGAACCTGAATGAGATTTCCGGCACAACCATGGATGAGATTGGCGGCATTGCAGGTGCTCTGGCAGGACTCCCAAGGGAAGTGCGGATCACGATCATCAGGGACTATTACGACCTGTTTGGTGGAACCATTGGCGGTTCAGGCGGATCATATGGCACCGGAGAAGGCAACGATGATTGGACTGCGGAGGGTGGTGATGTGCAGGCTGGTTCCCCGTTAATAGTGGGTGAACTGGGGCCGGAAAGTTTTGTGCCAGCTACACCAGGTTATGTCGTCAGCAACCGGGATCTGCAGAACGGCGCAGGCGGGGGCGGCACGACGATCGCCTTCTATGGTCCGGCGTATTTCCGCACGGAACAGGAGACGCGCACGCTGATCGAGCGCGTGATGACCGATGCGATGAGAGGAAGATAAAAAGTGGATAAAAAGAGAGATTGCCACGCTTCGCTCGCAATGACAAAATGCTGATCGAGCGTGTGATGACGGACGCAATGAGAGGAAGATAAAAAGTGAAATTATTAATTGACATTAAGCGAACAAGTTACCCCGCTCCGCCTTCGGCTTCAGCTCCCTTCGGGAGTTTCGCCAAGGCTCCAGGGGCTTCGTCACAATGACAATTGGCCAGCGCCTCATGGCGCTTGGCACGGCGCTGATAGGGCTTGATGCCCCTCAGCTTGGAGGTGCTCTTTGGCACACACCGTAACGATCACATTTGATTCGACGACCCTCACGCTGACATTGGTGGATTACACGCCTACCAGCGCATCTGCCAGCCAACCCACGGTGACTGAGAAATGGGAGGTGTACCTCAGCGCTGCCACCAAAGCCTTGCTGCAAACAGAAATCGAGAATATCAACCGGGCCTTTGAACGGGCACGTCGGCATCAATATGACCCAATGATCGATAGGGTGTATCTCAACTTCCAGCCGTCCGGTTATGCAGCCAGCCAGCGCAGTGAGATTCTGGATGGCGAGATCCAGTATTACAACGAGACGCTCAAATATGGCTGGGCGAACACGGCTTTCGATGTGAAGCTGGTGATCACCCGGCGGAATTACTGGGAGGGTGCGCTGACCGCCATCCCCCTGACGAATTCCAACGGGACGGATGACACCAGCGGGTTGAACGTGTACAACTGCAACGATGGCGATGGGTCCAGCCCGAACAAGCGTGAAAACTATGCGGACATTGATGCGGATGACCTGGACGGCGACCTGCCTGCCCCGGTGAAAATTTCGCTGGCCAGCGGGGGCAGTTGTATTCAGGATCCGATCCTTGCGTTGTTTAACAGTGGCGATCTCAGTTCGATGAGCCATGTGGAAGAGTGCGAAGACGCAACCGGCGTAGGAACGGGGGCAGATAGTGGCTGTTCCTATGGTTATTACGGCTATGGCTCCGGCACAGGTGTCAACACGGCGCTGAATATTTTCTGTTTCGAGATCAACAGCTACTGGGCGTCACTGGAAGTCGGGCGGTGGTACCTGCCCATTCTGAAGCTGAAGAGCGTGCCGACTATCGCAGATCTATGGACCCGGGTGATGATCGACTGCGGGATGGAGGTCGCCACGCAGTGGATCACTTATCCCGCCAGCGGGGGACCTTCCTTTATTCAATTCCCTCCGGTTCGCCTGGCGTTGA